TCGGCATTTTCGACCCAAACCTGGAGCAGGTCATCTAAACAATCACCCCCGGCACTCGTTGAACATTCCTTGTGCCCATGAATGCAGGGCTGGCGGAGTTCGTCCGGTGTGTCACCGAACAGGATGATCTTGGAACGTGCATCTTGCTTGGTCATAATTTAATCCCTCCCTTCGTTCCCTCTGTTGCCTTGCGTTGTGCCTTGGCCTGCTTTGCGCGGGTCTCGGCGTCGATGATGTTGCGCGTGACGTTGTATGTCACCGCCTGCTGCCAGCGAATGCGCTGTGATGCTGTACGTGTTCTCATGATGTAACCCTCCGTGAATAATCAACACGCGTGCACCGTGGCACGCTCCCCCAGCACTTGTCCGGGCGTAGTCCAAACAGAAACCAGCGCACCGTTTCCTCCGCTTCGGTCACCGGAAAGAGAAACCTCCAGCCCACACAAAGTTTCCGCGGCCGACGTATGGTGGTGATCATGCTGCCCTCCGCTCTGTTTCAATGTATCGAGTCCACTGATCTGCCATTGCATCCGCGATGCCCTGATACGTGCGGCTGCGTTCCTTCCATCGGTCAGCACTAGGTGGCAGACGGTTCTGCCCACTGTCGGTCTGATTGGCCCAGCGTGAGTACAGCTTGCCGTCACGTGTGACATACCGGCCCGGCACGTACTCGGTCTGAATCAATCCCGGCAGACCCCGCAGCCACAGACACGTGCCCTTGCTGGCGTCATGCCCGTAGTGGTACGGCTGGATGATCTGTGACGGCTTGCCGAGAATGCGCGACAAGTGTCCAACGGGATTCTCCAGCGCTATCCGTTGCACTGGTGCAGACCAAACGGCACGCGAAAACTCCACCGCCTCTGCGCGTGCTGCCCTCCGTTCCGCACCAATCAAGGTGCCCGGCTTAATGCGCTTGGTCTGGACATCCTTGAATGCCCACTCCGCGCTATTCGTCAGGTAGGTGCAAGGTGGGTGCACAATGAACAAGTCCCAGCCCAGCCCCATGACTTCGCGCACGTCCTGCTGATAGTGCTGACCACCGCGCTCACTCGGGAGCGTGTCACATGACCGCGCATCCCACCCCTTGGCCGCGAACGCGTCACGCACGGTGCCGCTGGATTCGCACCCCACCAGCACGCGCATCACAGGCCACGCTCCTTGCACAAGTCACGTGCCTGATCAATCGCATCCGCCATAGCATCAGCACACGCAGCGTCTACGTTTAGCTCTGCGTACTTCTCTGCCACTCGGTCAGAGGCATGTGGGTTGCGCTCCTGAAACTCCGCACACAAGCGCTCGTACTGTTGAATCCATAGGTCCTTCATTCTGCTCATGGTCTAGCCCTCCAGAATTTCACGGAGCGCCACCCCGGCATCCCGCATAACTTCACGTTGTGCGGATACGCCACCCTCAAGCGTTACCTCTTCCACTTCCAACTCATACAACTCATAACTGTTCAGATATTGGTTCATGATCATTCCCTCATCAGTCAGTGCAGGATTGCACCCGGTGACCGTTGCCTAAGTGGAGCGCAACGGCCACGAGCTACACTCACGCAGCTTGTAGTTTCAACGTCTGCTTACACACACGACACCTAAACTGTGCGACACGTGGCGCCGTCCGTGCAGTGAATGAATGGATACGCCCAGCACACCCGCACACCGCCGGGATTGCACCAAGCTTCACGGTGTCGTGCACGGTGTGCTTATCCGTGGGCAACTGCAGCACACCCATGATTTCCCGCCAGAGTGGCCCATGGTCGGTGTACTTCGCCGCCCGTGGATCGAGCTGCAACTCAACCGCGTGCGCCACTTCGTGCCCGATGGTCTGCATGGCCTTTTCTGGAAACTCACGGAGCCCCCGCAGGTTGAACGCAACGCGTGCGGACTTGGACACGTAGCGCAACTCCGTGACCCCGAACATCCGGGTGACTTTCCCTCCGCCAGTGCCCAGCAGTGACGGGTTGCGAATGCCGTACGTGATACGTGGTGTGTCCAGCGTGTGCCCGTAGTGCGCCCGGAGTATGCCCATAATCCCAGACACGCGGCTGGCTGTTAGGCGTTTAATCTGTGCGTCTGTCATTAGAATCCCCCCCGTGCAAGTGTGGTACGCAGCTTGAGTTGTGCTGGTGTGTGCTCAAGCTGGACAATGGCTAGGCACGTGGCGTTATCATCACCAGTGGTAATGTAGGCGCGCACAATGTCATGGCTATACACGCTGCCAATCTCCCGGCAGATACCCTCCACATCCACCATGCGAATATTGCCGCGTGCATTGTCAGCCATGGTGCCGTACCAGCCATTCCGCAACTGCACCCGCATACCCTTTTTCAGTTCGTTAGTTTTCATCGCTATTCCCCTCTTCGTTATTGAGTGAGTACCCGACAAGGTGCGCCCATGGTGGCGCGCACCCTGTTAGCTAATCACACAGACAAAGTTTGACTGTGTGTAGAGCGCTGGGCAGCAAACGCCCGCACCTTTGACAGTGCACCATGTGCAATAATCACAATGTCACCACGTCTCCCGGTAGCATTCCCATTGCACGACTTGCACTCACTGCACGACAACTTGTGTCCTGCCTCTTCACTGGCCGGGCAGATTGCTTCCCCCGGCAGCTTGACCTCTTCCGGCAACCGCACACGGAAAGTGCGGAAGCCACTGGCGCGCGCCTCTTCCCGGTCGGCTTCATTGTCACACGATGCCATGCACAGCGCTGACAACTCCGCGTCTCCATGGGCGCGCCATTGGTGCGTATATCCAGTCACTGCGCTGGCGTGCTCTGTCAGTGCCTGTAGGTTGGCACGCGGTACTGCTGCAGGATCACCATAACTGCCTAGGCGGACAGCCCGTGCACCCATCACATGCCGATAGACGGCCGACCCTGCATACGGATAGCGCCCCCTCCGGTAAGCTTTATAGACTGATAATGGAGCCTGAAACACTGTCACGTAGCACGCACCTCCATTGGCCGGCCGATGTGCACAGTCACCGCACACGCTGGCATCCTGCCCGCTCTTCAGTGCGTCTGTAGGTGGCACGTCTGCACGCATGATCCACGTCTGCACCATTCCGCCAGTCTTGGCATTACCGCTCTTCACGGTTGCGATCATCACAATAGGCGCACCATCCAATAAGGACGGGCCTTCATACACTATGTAACCGGTTGGTGACTTCATGCTGTCACCTCCCACAACTGCGCCACAAGGTGACAGAGCGGCGTGTAAGTGTTACGCCCTCCAGTGTAATCCTTCATATGCTGGGCGCTGCGCACTAACACATGATTGAGCCAATCACCCGGAAAGAAACGCACGTCGGAGAAGTTGATATATGCAAGCTTAAAGTTGTGCTGATTCTCAATAAATGCGCTGCAATAGAAGTGCCCGACCGACCATGTAACAAGCTTGAAGTCAGAACCTTTCAGGCTGTTTACAAGGTGACGCCGATAAGCGCTACTGAATGCCGCAAATTGTGGCGTGCGGCCGCTGGATGATTCAAATACTGTGCCTTGGAAGTCTGCAAGGTTCATCTGTTACTCTCCTCTGTGTTCCCGTTGCGTTATGCATTGGGCAGACCTCTTATATAGCACGATGCGGCAACCGCTGACAAGGTGTAGAGTAGCAGATGGTCAACTATCCGACGAACGGCAGGGTGCGTGGTGTGTGCCCATGGTGTGCCTGGCGTGGTGCATGAGGTGAACGGTAGGGTGCGTGGTGTGTGCCCAGTGTGTGCCTGGCGTGGTGCATGAGGTGACAAGCTAAAATAGATTGATACACTCCCGGCCAGACGCGCACGCAACAAGGCGCGCCCTGTTCCACTCCATGCCTGCCCATCGCACACCGCAAGGGACTACTAGTCCCTTCGTTTCTCACTGCCAGCGCCACAAATTAATGGTTGCGTGCGGTCACAGCGTGCGGTATGTGGCAGAACGGACAAGAATGGTCGCCACCAGGCACCCTAGGGGGGAAAATCGCGCTCCCTCTAATCTCAAAGGCACTGGAGAAATTTACAATAAATTATTTCCAGTATTGGCAACTCCTCAAGTCCACCCGGGGGCCAACCTCCTGTAATGCCCGTGGCGACGTTTGCCGGAGCGGAGGGCTACGGTAGGGGCACCCTCCTCCGTACAGCTCCTCCTACCCCCATAGGCGGCCCGATTTGCCCCATCCTTAGGGCTCCTCCGGGTGGTTTACCACAGCACAGTGACGAAATAGGTCACCACGATGACCAGAAACACTGTGATTCCCACGAATGTCTCGAGGTCACTGCGGTGGTGGATGTGCCGACGCACTACTTGTCACCACCGGTCAACAGGCGGAGGGCGTTGCGGCCCTTCTCGACGATGGACTTCGGGCGTTTCTTCTCGGCGGCTTCCATCTGGCGCTTGTTAGCGGCCATGTTCTCCAGTTCTTCGGCGGAGAGTTCATCGTTGGCCTGCTGCGCCAGGAGAGCCTTGCGGCGTTTCTTCTCAGCCTCGGCATCAGCCTTTCTCTTGGCATCGCTTTGGGCAGCGCTGGGGTTGGCATCACGCTCGCTCTTGAGGGTGTCTGCTGCTGACATTGGCTGTTGACCATTCTCGGCGGCGTCAATCTGTAATCGGGTAAGGTAGCCAGAGGCCATGTTAGTTTCTCGGTTGTGGTGGTTGTGTGGGAAGCTCTCCGATCAGGCGGAATGAGCGAATCTCTCCAAGGTCGGTGAAGGTGACCCGGTGTATCTTGAAGCCAAACTGGTTGACCTCCTTACGCACCAGCTCAAGTACCTGTAGCTCGACACTGGGTGAACTTAGGGTGCTGTACTGTAGGGTGCCGATGGTCTGCCGGATGGCACCCATGGTGACATCCTTGAGGACATCCACACTATCCCATATCTCCAGCAGGAAAGGTTTGACATCCTTGATCTGGTACTTCACCACAGCCGACACGACGATGGACTTATTGTCCAACGTGGTGAGGGTCTGTGGGCGTAACTCAAGGGTGGTAATTGCGGTGGTCGTAACCAGTGTCGTCTCGATCAGAGGCCACTTGAAGTGCAGGCCAGGATCGACGGAGCGACTGAACTTACCAAAGCGAAGTACGACACCACTCTCGTAAGCCAGAACAATGAAGGCGGGTTTTATGATCGACCAACCTTGGAGGATCACATCAATCAGCTTCTCAAACATGTTATTTGACCAAGGTTGGGTTTGTCGACACTGTAGGTTGACTAACAGGTAGACCTGTAGGTATTACCTTGAGGTAATACTTAACAAGTCAAAGTAATAGGTAGAAACTTAGAGTTAAACCTTGCGTATTACCTTGTGTTTACCTTACGTTTCTCTAATAGTGAGGATGTTGGTGTGTATCTGGATTACCAGACGTACACCCAATCGTTGGACAGGAGGTCAGACTGAGAGGGAGTCCACACCATGATGGAACCGTCCGCGGTACGCATATCAATGTGGGCGTGGTAGGTGATCTGCGTGTCAACTGGGAAGATACCCATGAGGGGCTCACGGTTGACCTTGAAGGTTGAGCCAGGCACGAGGAATACGAACATGCCTTGACCGTTCCAACCACTGCGACCGAGCTTGCGGCCAGACTGAATGCCCAGCAGGGCGTCACTGAAATTCATACTTCTCCTCACTTAATGTTGAACCAGCGGTGATCCTCAGGGGTTCCTGTGGGGCCACTGTGGACGTTGTTGATGAATTGATTAAGTGCACGATCCAGTGCTTCGGCACGGGAGTCATTGACTGCCTTGACGGTATCGCGGGCCATGAACTCAACCCAATACTTCACGGCGCCGGAGACCGCCTCCAACCTGTCGTCATGCCGGAGGGCACCACGATCAGAGGTGATGCGGGTCATCTGCATCAGGAACTGGTTGTCGGTCTGGTCGACGTGGAAGTCGGTCTTGATGATCTCCTCGTCGATGACCAGGCGGTGCTGGTTAAGGATTGGCTCAAGTACGTCGATAATGCGGCGTTCTTTCTGCCCTACGCTGTGATCTTCTTCAATCGTGCAGGCATAGACCCGGTTGATGACGGGCTTGAGGAGGCTCGTGAACATGCCATCACCGAAGTTACTTTCGACGATGATGAGGTTCACCTTCTGTGTTTTCGCTACATTTGCCAGCACGGCGAGGGTCTCGGGCTCATAGCCGCCCTTGAGTCCACCAACGGCTGTCAGGTAGAGCATGCCATTGAGAATCTTGACCACGGCATAGCCGGTCTCGTCCTTGCCTCGACCGCTTGGATCGACGTACATGACGGAGCCGGTATAGGGCGCCCAGTCCTTGGATACGTGGATGGGTCGATGCCAGCGGTCACCCGCCAGGCCAACCACTGGGAGGTGGCTGATGACCTGATCCGGGCCACTGCCCCACACCAGCTGTACCGGTGCGACATCTGCGTTGCAGGACAACACGAGGAAGTCCGACAGACGCAGCGGGTAGCGCTCTTGGTCACTTAAGGTGGTGTCGAGCATGAACTGCAGGGCGAAGCCGGAGCGTGCGAACTTGGCCTCACGGGCCAGCAGCTCCTCTTCGTTGAAGCGCTGAGGATCGACCGGATCACCGGGTTTACCGCCATCCTCGATCAGCTGCAGGATGTACGGCGCTAGGTTGCCGGCGTAACTCTCCATCTTCTGGAGGGTAGGAATACGGGCCGGCCAAATGCGAAGCGTATAGCCACGCTGGTTCGCCAAGGCGGTGTACACGGAGAACTCGGATTGTGGTGTCCCGAGGAACAGGATGCGGGCATCAGGTAGTGGCTTGATGACGGCACTGAACTCTTCCACCAGAGTCATCAGGCGGTCGCGCATGAGCTGCGTTTGGGAGTTCTTAGGAATCTCAATGTCGTCCGCGATGATCTCGTCGGCGCGTGAGCCGGTGATCTGGCCGGTGATGCCCACGGACTTCATGGAGGGTGACTGGTCGGCGGTGGCGGGGCCAACGTCAAAGGTCACCGTTGAGTCGCGCTGCCCATCGCCAGGCTTGAGGAAGTGGAGCTGGGGAATCTCGCTGATGAGGCGCCGGCTAAAGATGGAGAATGCGTCGGCGCGATCCTTACTCGCGGACACCACCAGAAACTTGAGCTGGGGGTTCCAGTACAGACGCCACAGCACGTACGCGGCAGTCAGGAATGACTTGCCGATACCACGGAAGGCTTCAATGATGAAGGATCGTGGGCCGTGCTGCAGGTTGTAGGCGATGTCGTACTGCGCGGGTGTCGGAGCGGGTAGCCCAAGGTGTTGCCATACGAGAAACACAAAGTTTCTAAAATCGCGCAGGCGATCATCGCGATTAAATTCGTCCACAGAGTGCCTCCGCCATGCGCCGAACATCAGCTTCGGTGGAAGTTCCTTTGGCACAGTTGTACATCCAACAGACAACCTGGCAGTTGTCCTCGGTGTACCCACGAGTGTTGTCAATGCGATCTAAGGAGGGTGCCCACGCGCGAACGTCGTAGCTGAATGAAATACCCGTCGCAGCGCAGTGACCGCCGGTCACGCGTTGAATCACCCACTCCTCCGTTATGGAAAAGTCCAACCCCTTCTGCTTTGCACGCGCCCGCGCGTTGCGAAATAGGTGGGTGGCACGCCCTGCGGTTGTGTTGTAGCGCGCTTGAAACTTCTCCGGGCTATAAGTCAGGCGGCGCTTTGCGTTAATGGTGGTGCGGTTAGAACGGTAATGTGAGGCCGCGCGAATGCGCGCTTCCTCAGCTGTCTCTGTCACGGATACCTCGTGAATTAATGGTTAAGCTGACCAGCAGTTAACAACGCGGATGATCAGTGACTTGTGTGGGGTGCGATACTCTTGGGTGATGTGCCCGGCCCAACGTGAGCTGGGGCTGTTGCAAACACCGATGACGCCAACTTCACGATCCTCAACCGGTGCTGGCTGGCTCGCCGAGACTCCAAGGTAGAAGATGAAAATGAGTTCGCTGATAGACATTAGGGATTCTTCGGCTTCTTTGGCTTAGCCGCGAACTCCCCACACGACAGCATGGTGATCCCAACAGCTGGGTAGCCATCAAGTGCTGCAGGCGGGTGCGCGTGACACCGTGAGAGGTCTCCCAATGACGGCCCAAGGAAATACTTACAATCCCCACACGCGGTGGGTTCTTGATCTGGCTTTGGCTTTGCCATGGACTGCTCCTTGATTACTTCTTGCCCTGGATAGAGACGACTTTTCCCTCGTCAAATGGGAATGCCTCCTTGAGTACAGCTAAAGGTGTACCTGGGGCACTGCGTGCTTGAATACCATTGTCTTTCAGGAACTGCCGAGCGACGTTAAGCACTGATGCATTCAAGCCGCCATTCTCATCCTTCTGAGTGATGGCTGATGCTAAGGTTGTTGCAAGGGAGGCGTGCAGCTTTTCGAGGTCGTCCTTATCAGCTGCCACTGGAACCTCCAAAGTATTTCTGGAAGATGATCTCAAGGGCACTGGTGCCCAACGATGCGAGGCCGGCAGCGAGACCCAGCTGGGCCACGAGCGGAATCTCGGGAATGAGGATCACGACTGCCGCAGCGGATGCGCCCAGTCCACAACTGGACAGGAAGCGACCGATCACGATTCGTGGAGTCAGTTCCTCTTTACTGGCGAGTAGTTGACCAAAGCCAACTAGGCCGCCCACCGCACCGAGTGTTGCGAGCGTGGTGAGCGCGTCTTTGTCAATCATTGGGTTTCATATAAGATGTGGGCGGTTGACATTATGTCAACCACGAGAAAGGGGACTCGCCGTGGTGCGCTTCGGTGAGAGGCGTGGCGAGTAACGATTACTACAGTGAAATACTTAGAGGGAGAAACCCTGAACATCTATGGAGCTATCATTAACACCCGAGCCCGACCAGAGGTAGAACAGCGTCTGGCTGATATTTGGAGCCTCAACATACGAGCTGTTGGCGACACCCTCAGTGCCACCTTGCACGTCACAACGTAGCGAAGCATAATCCAGTCCAGTTGCTACCCGGACACTGAACGTCCGCCCCTGTGCCCCACTGGTTTGTGCCATTAAGCCTAATCGGAATTTCTTGGCTGTTGAGGGAACGACACCAGTGATGACGACTGCCGTCTCAGAGGTGGCGGTTCCGCCACTCATCACGTTTTGCTGTGCGAGGTAATAGAAGTCATTGCCCAGCTGTCGACCAACTAGCAGGTTGCCGGAGGCGTCGTTGTACCACGCACTAATCCGAGCCTTATAAATGTAATCGGTAGGCATCGTCGGTGTGGTCGAACTGACTGACAGCAGAAGTGCCTTCGTACCGTCAGCCTTCATGATGGCGTACACGTAGTACCACGTGCTGATTGCCTCTGCACCCGTATCCAAGCCGTTAGCACCGGAGGTGGTTAGATCAACCGTGCCGGACAGTGAGCGCATCAGGCGGGCGTACCCGCTTGTGTCGCGCACAATAATCTCATCAGCTGTGTAATCAATCTGATATGTCGGATTGGTTACGTTGTTGAAGCCAAGCAGGTTCGAGCTTGAGCGTGAAATGGACTCGCCATACAGAATCAGGGGAGCTTGTGAGTAGACTTCAAGCCCACTGTGTGTCTCTGCGGCGGTGTGCACTTCGTCGCCATTGTGCACCTCGACACCGTTGTGAATCTCGGCACCGTTGTGTACTTCGTCACCGTTGTGTACTTCGTCACCCGCGTGTGTCTCGGCGTCAAAGTGTGTATTAACACCGGTGAAGTGCAACAGGCCGGCAATGGTCTGCTCGCCTGTCTTACGCACAACTGCGGTATCAATCTCGTTGATTGCGGCCTGCACGTCAGTTGCGACGATGGTGCCGGCAGGTACGTTGACGATATTGGATGCGGTTGCTGCTACGCCACCGAGGATGACTGCAGCAAGCTGACTCATGGTCACTGCGTCTTTCGCATTGACACCATCTTCAAGGTTCTTGATGGCGTGCGTCAGCGCGTCATACTTCCCGTCAGCGTCAAGTGTCAGCTTGTCCTCATTGTCATCCAGAACTTCCTGGGCAATGTAGAAGAACTGCTCCGCGCTCAGATCGAGGATTGCCTCGGTGAGATTAGCGGCGTCTTGAAAGTCCACCAGTCGCTCATCGCGCGGAGTCGTGCGGCGAATCTCCACAACCTTACCGGCGAGGGAGGCTGCGGTGTCGCTGAGGGTTACTGTGGCGGTGGTCGGCCAGCTAAAAGCTGTCTCAACGTCATCCACCTTTACAACGACGTGCGTCTTTGCGATGTAGGGAAAAGGTACTGCAAAGGTATTCGTGCTGCCGTCAGCAGCAATCTGTGTATAGGAATATGCCATTGAGAATTGAATAGGTGCCCCGGAGGTCGTCCGGGGCTGGGTTTACTTGGGGTTGTACCACAACGCTTCGTAACGGGAACGAGCCTGTCGAGGCATGTTCTTGGTTACGTTTTGAATGAGGTTGCGGACACCAGTGGCGTTCGACCAGAACATCAGGTTGGCGAGTGATCGCGCCTGCTGCCCTGTCATTTGATTGCCGGGGAGGATTGCATTGCGAAGCCCTTGTGCTGCGTTGGGCATTTGGTTGAACACTAGGTCAACTGCGGGGATACCGAGGACACCATGGGACAGACCGGAGGAACTGGCTCGGCCCACGAGTGGTGCTTCACCACCTGTGAACATCCATGCGGTGTCCACCGTCATTGGGACGATGGATGACCACGCGGCCATGCTGTAACCACTGCGTGCAATCTTGCTGAGACTCATCTCTCGCTTGAGAAATTCCTCACGGTCGCTTCGACCATACGAGTTGAGCTGAGTACGGACAGCATATACACCGGTTGATAGCATCGTGTTGAGCATCCAGGTACTGGCGGTCTGCCAATCACGCTGGTTCCAGTTGTGCAGGGTATTCTTCTCCCACGCGGCAATCTGGAAGCCACGGAACTGAGTCAGAATCTTGCCGGTCGTGGAGTGCATCCACATGGCAGTTCCACCGACATCATTCTCTTGAATGATCCGTCGACCCATGGCGTACGCAGCGTGAGTGAACGCATCTGCGGCGTCAGCATTGTCCCACTTGTCGATGTTCATTTTGCGAATCTTGCGACCCGCACCGAACATACTATCTTCCGTGGTGGCGTGCTTACGGAGCTGCTCCAAGATTGGAGCCAGAGTTTCATCATCGAGACCGATGGTCTTGAGGCGCGCCATGTTGGGCGCCTTCACGTCCAGTGCCATGTCCATGAACTTCTGTGCAACCACTCGACCGGACAGCCGGTGGAGTGCGGTGTTAACACCAGCGAAGAATGACACGGCGTTCGTGATACGACGACCGTGATGGGAGAATCCCTCAAACTTATCCAGACCCTTATGGGCCAGAGAAGAGGCTGTGGCTTTGCCCATACCGCCCACGCCGTGACCATAAAAGAGGTCGGAGTCGGCGCCAGCATGTACAGTCATGGACTCACGGAGGATGTCCGAACCACTCATACCAAGGGCTTCCCACTCGTTAGCCAGTTCATTCTTGATTGCGAACGAGCCGTCCTTCACACGCTTGAACATATCCCCAAATGCGGGGATGTGCATGAGCAGGGTGGCGATGCCATTCTCTGACACCACGTGTGAGGCATCCATGGCCTGGGCGAAGCCCATCTGGTTCATGAGGCGCATGAAGTTGAAGTGGTTCAAGGCGCGCCCGGCTTTCGAGCCGAGTGCCAGCGGGTTCGCCTCAAGAGGTGCCCCGGTGATCGCCTTCCATACAAACTCCATCCGCTCTGCGGTGGCGTCAATAACTTCACGCGACTCACCAGCGGCGTACATTTCAGCACGTGCTGCATTCACCAGCTTCTGATACGTCGCCAGGTCGGGGATACCGGCCTTGGCAAGGGCGATGCGCCCGGAGAGCTGTCGCGTGTACACATTGTGTAACCGCTCGGCGTTACGTTCCATCAGGGACTTGAACCCCAAGGACTCCAGCACACCGGTCTCATGGTTCAGGACTTCAACAGTCTCATCCACATCAATCAGTGCGCGATGACGCAAGCGCGTCATTGGTTTGCCGCCCTTCTCGGCATCCTTAAGGAACGGATAAAGAATGCCATCCGCCTCATCGGCGTGCATCCCGCCATTCACCAGCATGCCCTTCAAGTCGTGTAACCCATCACGCGTCATTACGCGGGAGAGGTCGAACTCCAAGCCAGCACCGGCCTTGCTTAAGGTGGTGATCATGGTCTTTGCCATGCGGCGCGCGGCAATCTCAGTGATGTCACCAACGCCGGCCTTGATTAGACCTTTGGTGAACAATTTCTCAACACCACCGCGATACACACGGAGTGCCTGGCTGATCTTGTCGGTGGTCCAAAGGTGAGGAACATGTGACGCGCTATGAATTACCTCTTCGGCACCCTTCACGCCGGCCTTCTTGGCCTCTTCCAGAATCTTGCCCATGCTGTCGTTGATAGCCCGAGCCGCTTTGAGGGTGGCAACCGAACCTTCCCCACTCTCGATGGCATCCGTGACGCCACGCATAAAGGTGGAGGCCGTTTGGTTATTGAACCGCTTGTGCCAACCCAAGCCCTGCTCTTTCAACCACTCACGGAATGCCGGCTTTGCAGCGCGGTACATTTCGGTGGTGCGCTGATTCATCAGAATTTGCTGACGATGTGTAGCGGGGATAGGTCGAGCTGATGCGTCGGACGTGGTGCCAACTGCATCTTCTACTAACTGGCCGACTCGTCGGGCCGCACCTGACTCACTCTTACCTAAGTCAGACGCAATCGAGAAACGGACAGCATTGTTCGTGGTGTACGGTACTTCGCTGTTTGCATTTTCCTCAGGAACCAGTGTGCGCCGGAGACCACCTGTGGAGGCGGCACCAGCGTGATCACCCTCACCAATGCCGGCGGAGCGCAGCGCGACATGATCAGCGGCGTTGAGGGCGTCGTTGCCAACGCCGGCCAGCACCTTGTTAAGGGAGCGTGGCGCAGCAGCAAAGCCGCCGCCCAGCACAAAGCCTAACAGCGCCGCGTAACCTGGGCCTTCCAGCGAGTGGTTGCTATAGGAGGTCTCAAGGTATCGCTCCAGCGCTGCGTTCTCGACTGCAGAGAGGGTGCCGATGCGGGCAAAACGTGCGGCACGTGTCAACTGAAATGCGCTGCGGGAGAAGTAGCCAATACCACCCAGCTCTGCCGTAGCAACGCCGAGTGCCAGGCTTGCTGGATCAGTCAGTGTGGCAAGGCCACGTACTCCGAACTGAGCCAGTGCACCACCATACTGTGACATGGTGACACTTGCCTTCTCACTCTCCAGGATATTCTGCTTGATGCGTGCGGCAGACGCCGGGCTGGTTGCCATGCCGAACTCTTCCAGACGATGCTCGGGCACATCCTTGATTAACTCCTCATGCTCTGGAGTGCCCTCATCCGGTAACTTGTAGTCCTCCACGACAGCATCTTCTGATGCCTGAACGTGACGAGCAGTGGCGTCGATGGTTGACGCCTCATACTTGGCAGCGTCCCACGCCTCACCGAAAGACACCTTGGTCTTGCTGGCTTCGGCTTCCGCGATCTGATCTGCGGAATACATCTGACGCCCTTTTAGCGGGACAGGATCTCCGGTCTCGAAGGTCATGCCCGCCGGCAGCATTAAGCCAGACGTGGTGGGATCACTCATGTGTTACCTCTAGTTCTCGTGGGATGGTTCGATGATTTCGTCGGGCTGTATATTGACCTGCTGGTCTCCTTGAATCTGCTTCCAGCTCTTACCAGAGGTAAGTGCCCTGAGCTTCGTCTTAAGGATCACATCGGGGTCAACACGCACACCCTCAGAGACGAGAGTGCCGTTGTTGCGATACACGCCATACGTCCCGTCTGAGCGGGTCATGAAGTCGGGGGCAATGTAGAAGCCGCCCTCAGGAACAACATGTCCAGCTGCTGCGTACGCATCGGCGTACGCCTGAGCGGCATCTTCGGCGGCACCGGCGAACTCCGGGTGGTTCATTGGGGAGCCTGGCTGACCATCGGTGGGTAACCAGCGCCCACCAAGCTGCACGTGTGTTGCCTTAAATTCCTTCTGTGCATGATCTGCAGCGCCTTCAACGGAACCGCGACGACGGAGCAAGTACGAGGTCATCATCTTATTGATGGTGTCTTGCACGTAGGTTTCATTGATAGCTGCGCCATTACCGCCGAGCCAGCCAGGTAGGTAGTCAGACGAGGCCACGGACTTAGCGGTGGCGGTGATGCGCGCCTTGACCTCAGGGGTCATAATGGCGGACAGCCGCTTGTGGGCGGCAGGGTCGGCTACCTCAGCAGCGAGGCGCAGTGCTTGCTCCTCACTGGCACCCTCAAAGTTGATGGCGTCGTGGTACACGCCGTACACCAACTGTTGATCGCCTTTGATCTGGCGATGTGCATAGATTGGATCACGCGACTCGATCTGTTGGAACAGTGCGGCGGACTTCTTGAAGGCTTCCGGGTTGGAGGACGGGTTCGCGTTGTTCAGCGCATGCTCCATCTTGGCCGGCATCACGTTGTTCGCTGCGAAGGTCTTGATGATTGCGCCGGCATAACCAGCTAAGTCATCCCCATATTCTTTCTGGAGGTTCACATCCACCAGGTCAATGGCGGCGTCTTGAACTTTCTTCTCAGTACCGCCGAGGACAGTCAGGTCTTTGTTCTGCAGACCGGTAGCCACTTCGGATACGGCAGCGTTGAACTTAAGGGTCTTTACGTTCTCACCGATGAAGCCGTGGGCCTCGCCTTCGTCAATCAGCCCTTGTGAAACCAGCGGTGTGAGCATGTTCATCAGCCGTGTCGGCTCCATGCCAGCTTGAGAGACCAAGGTGTTCACGCGATCCCACGTTTGGAGACGCAGTACGTGATCTTTTTTCTCACGAGCAGAGCGCTGCATTGCCTCGGCCTGATGGCGTACGGCACGAATCTGGTCAGCCCACTTGAGGCTGTGTGCCATGCCGGCCTGTGTGCCATCCGTGCTGCGCTCATTGAAGATGTCGAGCGCTTCGGGGTGGCCGTTACCGGAGAGTGCAGCAACCTTTGCAGACTCGAACAGTGTGCCGTCGAGTGTGGCGTAAGGGATACCCATGTTACGACCGGTGCTGTAGACATCATCGCGTTCAGCTTTGGTGAGCGAGCGATTAACCTTGCCGGCCTCAGCGAAGCTGTCCGTCAAGATTGCCATGACACCGTTGTTCGCTTTGGCTAACACCTCGGCAGACTTCACTGCAACATACTTTGTTTTCACACCAGCCACTGCGGCCTCGGCGTGAGGAAGGTATGCATTCAGGAAGTCCGCGTCACCCATTCCTTGAATGGATTCTTTGAGGTGCTTATTGGTAAACTCGTTGATGTCATCCGTGTCCGGGTTGAACTGCGCCGGATCGTTAACAGCGGCTTCGAGCCCATCCTTGAATTGACGAGCCTCTAACTGGCCGTGCATCTTCATGTAGCCCTGCTGGAAAAACGGAGATGCTTCACGCTTGAGATTGCCGAGGGCAATCTGCTGCTCAACGTCACCTAAGGTGAGTCGTGCGGCTTCGCCCTGCACCACCTCTTTCGCCTGACCTTCCTGTGCTTTGACAGTGAGGCTGTTCGTGAGGATGGGTGACAGGGATGACAGTGCGTTGACTAAGATTTGACCGTCAGGGTTGGCCGGCTTCGCCACGGTGTTAACCTGGCGGGCGAAGGCTTGGAGGTTCGTCGGGGCTGGTGATTCAGCAACCTGCTTGCGAGCCTCAGCACCTTGGGACGTATTACGCGGCATGAGTTATTTCCATTTTGAAGGGTCACCGGTTTTCTGCTGGGTGGCGACGGATGTGTATGAGCCAGCAATCTGTAGACCGGCTTGGCCCCACACGGCGCCCGCGCTTGGCAGGCTGTTCATTTGTGACTGGAGGGAAGCCTTCGCGCCTTCTGCATCGAGCTTGCTCTGCTTGAGGGCACGATCACGGTTTCGACCGATGGTGGCTGTGTCACGTGAGTTATCAAATTGAGTTTGGTTCTCCACGATGGAGAGACCGGCACCGCCAACACCTGATTCACCCGCAGCCACCCGGAGGGAGGCACGGGCGCGCTGGGCAGCGGCGGCACGTTCAGACATCTGCTGGTCGGCAATGGATTGAATCTCACCTTCGACCTCCACCTGCTTACGGTCATTCAGACGATCCTGTTCCGCCAGTGCATTCTTTTGATCATTGCTTTGACTGACTGTGTTTACACCCTCAGCCACCGCACTGACGACACCTACTGCAAGTGCTGCAAGGCCATAGCTACACATATTTTGTTTTCTCGAACTCAATGAATAAGTCGGTGCCGAATGGCTGCACGACTCGTGGGAATTTGAAACCACACCACCGGAGCCACATGAAGGACTCGACGTTTTTGGCGTGGACATAATTGCGGAGTACCGGATACAAGGCATGCATCTGGTCGATGTACTTGGCACTCTCGCGGAGAAACTGTATGGAAAACTCTGGCACACGACTGGAGGACAGGAGCCATGGGCACCCCTCCTCCAACCGCTCCAGACAGGGAGCAACACCAAGCATGGCTTGCACCTGTGAGTCATAATCCACCGCCCACACAAGGGACGATGAGCGCCACGACGACACCAGCGCTTCCAGAGGAGTCTCGCCTACTGCAGCAACCTCAACGACATCGTTATGTCGGAGACGTGGTGCGAGGGACAAGCAGTCATGGTAAGTTGCTGGGCGTACAATGGCGCGCATCGGTTTTATACCCGTTTGGATTTTGGAGTGAACTCAGCGACCCACTCTGCCGACTGGAACGCAGACGGAAGGTATGAATCGTTTACCAGCTCGACCACTACGCGGTCTGACCGGGACATAATTGGAACTTGGAACGTACCACCAGCGAGGGTCGGTGACCCAATAAGCAGGGATGCATCACCCAGGCGCTTACCATTCCACACGTAGTCATACGTCTCACGACCCTGAGGTGTAACCTCGATGTGAAACGAACCACTATTGGTGTAGCGAAGTAACAGACGTTTCAACTGCACGCGTCCATCAAGGATCGGCTGCGTGTCATCTGCACGAACGAACGGTTCGGACAGCCGTGACCGACTGCTGTACTTCACCCCAACATAAACCTCTCCGGCGGAGTAATCCCCGGTTGCGGTGATGGTGGTTGTGGTAGGACGTGCGATGGTCAGCGGGCTACCTTCTTGCCCAGCGAAGTCACCACTCAACACCACCTGCATGTCGGCGCTCTCAACGTATGGGAGCGTCCACGTGGTGATGTCGTTCGGGTCATCCATTGAATACTCAGTGGTGCCATCTGGCTGGGTGGCCCATGGTGTGGCAACGGTGGCGACCTTGGTGGTGCCATCGTAGTCCAGCACATACAGCGCCTGGCCCGAGCCGGTGCCGGCGGTGAGCGTCAGCAACGTGTTGTTGTAGAAGTCATCGACAGCGGATGCACCAGCAGCGAGCGTGATGGTAGATACACCACCTGCTGTGGCGGTGCCAGCATATAACGCAGCGGTTGCAGCGTTGTACACTCCGGTCAGGGACGTGCGACGATCTAAGTGTACGAGGAACCCGACATCTGTATCCGTCGCGCCTTGTTGTACATTGGCGGTCTCTAGGAAGATGCCATCGGCTCGTTGAATGACCGCGTGGATTACAGAACCCACAAGGTACGCACTTAGAATGGTATCCGTACTTGCCAGCGTCCACTTGCTCCATGCGGACTGCACCTTCTCGTCTCCGCGCCAGTAGAACTGGTACACGTAGATGACGTTGCGTTGACTCTTGGTTAGAACCAGCACGCAGTCCTGAGTCGAACTCGCAGCCATCTTGTACACATCACTCGGGATGTATGTCGGCACGTGTGCGGTGATGTCAGCGGCATCGTTGGTGAGGGTGTCCTTCTGGACAAAATACTCACGGATGCATGCACCACCACCACGAACGGTGGGGAAGTATAGGCTGGAACCAGCGGCAACCGGTCGGCACAGCTTGGACGCCTCGAACTCGGTGGTTACACCGATGGAGGAAGTCGTGGGCGTGAGTGCGTCCTTCGCCGTCAGGGAGAACTGAGTTTGATCAGCGAACAACAACAGCTGCTTGTCGAACGGAATGGCATGCCGAATCTCGGATACCTTACTGTGGGACACAGCTGCATGCACCGGGTCAGTATCGAGAATCTGTGTGGCGGTCGAGCGGAAGAAATTGAAGAACCCACTTGCGCGGGAGAACACCACGCTCTCATCTGAGGCGAGGCCCAGGCGGTTGCGGTGAAATAGAACTTCTGCGATTGTGCGACCAACGAACGCACCAGTCGGGGCGTTATACTCATCAGACACAAGGCGTGAATCCCATGTGGCCTGCTTGAATGTCCACGTGCCATCCGAGTTGCGGATCAGAACGTGAGGCATGGTTGCCGGGTCATAGGAATTCTGAAGGGCGGGCTTTACCGCCTCAACCCACACCGAGCCATTCCACTGCACCCAAAAGTTATCGAACGGGTTGGTGGGGCTACCGGTGATCTTCACAATTTCATTGAAGGCTGGACTGCCGGGGAGGCCGGCGAAGTCCTGCACCACGTACTTGACGTACTTTCCGGTGGACATCGTAAGCGTATGAACGCCCGACTGTGTACCAGAGGTGTTGATTGCAGCACCACCAACAGTAGCTGACAGGGAATACGCGTCAACGGTGGCGGCGGTAACATAATAGGTGGTTGCCACGGCGAGGCCAGTGGGTAACGCGCCGGTTGTTGCCAGCGTGATCGGTGTGTCCACTGAGTAACCGTGGGCAACGTGGGTGACAACACCAGGTGAGGCAATGGTGATTGTGACCACTGTACTCTGTGCAAGGGCCAGCATGGCGGCCTGCACCGTGCGATTCACAACGAACGTGTAGTCGGCCACGGTAATCGCGGACAACTCTTCGCTCGGCGTGGTGCACGCGAGATAGGTGGAACCATTGGGGGTACTCAGTGACTTCGTGGCACCAGTGATGGCGTCATACACAGCCAGTGCCCCATCCTCTAGGATGACCACGTAACGCTCAGCGGTATCCCGATTGATGTCATGCACGAATGCATCAGCGACAGTGGAGGCCGTCAGCTTTGCCACATGCTTGAACGGCGCACGCTTCGTCAACCCATCCACCAGAGATGACCAAGCGTTATCCTGTGCAGCGAGCTGGGATACGGCACGTACACTTGCGGCCTGCTGAGAGACACCGTTGATCAGGCTGGATACGGGAAGGTTGACGATAGGCATTAGGGAGTCCGGTGGAGAACGCTGGCTACGGAGTAACTGCCAGACAGGATGTTTGATTCATCTTCCTCAGCTTCCGAGGAAACGAGGGCGAGCCAGGCTGCTTGAGCATCCTCGCGGGAGAAACGATAGGCAGTTTCCGAACCTTGGATACGCCCCTGAAAGGCGTGGGCTGCAGCGACCGCTACAAAATAGCGGGCTGCTTCGGGCAACTCTTCGTACTCAAGGAAGAACAGGATGTTGCACTTGAGACTCTTGGTGAATACATAGGTGTGATTCTTTCGGTCATACAACCGAGAGCCACGCACGGCGGCGCGCACATCTCCCTCTACTGCAGAGACATCCACCGCGAGTGCGTTGGAGGGTAGTTGAATGTAGCCATCCCCATCGAGGGACAGGACGTACTCTTCTTCATAGTTGAAGTTCCATCGGCGCGTCTGAACGAGACGCAGCTTCTCATGGAGAACTTGCTGTGCGACGTTTGCATCTGCGAGGCCGGAGACCTCAAGCGAATTAATAGGTGCTTCGTCGATAACCGACAACATGAGGTTGACAGCCTCTAAGCGCGTTGTGGGTGTTTGATTCAGTGTTGCCATTGTGGCTCCAGAAAAAAAACCGGAAGGAGAGGATTCTCTCCCTCCGGCGTGTTGAACAACTGAGGAACTACTTACGACATGAAGTCGACGCGTACGGCACAGGCGGTGACGACCGAAGCCATCACAAACTTGTACAGAAGGTCGCTGTTGTCGGGGCGTGCGTTGTAGCTATTGGCGGTAACAGCTGCGCCAACCTTGAACCACGTGGTGCCACCATCAGGCGAAGCCTGCAAGGTCAGCGAGCCACTATCCCATGTGCCAATCGCGGTGAACGCGAGAGCGGCCTTATCATGCGTCATGCGGAACGAATCGCTTGAGCCGTTTGTGACGAAGGAGATCGACGGAATCGGTTCATAGCTGATCTGTTCGAGCTTGGTGGCGATGATCAGGGTAGGAGTGGTTGAGCCGGTAAGCGTCCAGCGGAACAGGTTGCCGTACACTTCTGCGGTGGCAGCAACTTTCGTGCTGGCCGTGGCGGACGTAACGGTGACGCCTGTGGATACCCATGTGGTGCCACCGTCAGGTGAGACCATAAGAGTCAGCGTGCCGGAGTCAAAGGTTACGCCCGTACCGAAGTACGTGGTGACCTGGTGGCGCGAGCCCTTAGCTGCCATGGATGCACCATTGCCGTTGTCGGCAAAGGTGTCGGACTGGTAATGAGTTTGGATGGACATGATGTTTCCTTGAAGTGAGTAGAGGGAAGATGCAGAAAAAGGAGGAGCCGGTTCCCCAGCTCCTCATTCAATTACGCAGTCTTGCCTTCGTACGCGCACTCAGGACGCAGGATGCCGTGACCCATGGCGTACTTCGACACGATCAGGGTGCCCTGACGACGCAGGTCGTAACCAGCTTCCATAGCGAGGTCGAGCAGCTTCAACGTACCGACAGCCATCTTGTTCATCACAAGGAAGGCGGTGGTGGACGCATCAACCTGATACGCAGCCGGGCCGGTGGTCACGTTCGTGGTCGGCAGGTGATTCGCCTTCACGATGTGGATACCAGCAACTTTCAGAACGGTGCCTTCGGCGTAAACGCCGCTGCCGCCCCAATCCTTGTTGATGACGTTGGTGGTCTGCGCGAGCAGGGAATACTGAGCCGGCTTGACGAAGGCGTAACGGTCATTTTCAGACACGTTCTTCTCGTCAAGGGACTGACCAGCGCCGAAGATGCCAGCAGCCAGGGTGGCGCCAACAGTCTTGTAGTCAGCGTGAATGGCGGACGTACCACCATCAGCACCGGTTACGGTAGCCGAAGCGCGGGCCGGTCTCGGCGGCG